TCACTGTTATTCCCATTCTCCATTCCGTCAGAAACATATTCTAAAACAACTGAAGAAGACGCAAGCATATTGCTAAAATTAATAACTCCAGCTTGCTTATTAATACTAAACGTAGGATTAGAATTTGCAGTTTCTGTGTTTAATCCAAATCGAGATCCAATCGCGTAATCAAAATACCAACATCCATCTATACACCACCCCTCAGCTCCATTATAAGGGCTGTTTTCATTTAAATATATACTACGCCCTGTTGCAGACATAGAGCTTAAATCCAACTCCGAATCCTGTGGTCTAAGCACATTTCCGTCTTGGTCAAATAAAATATTAGAATCATTGTCTTGCAAATAAGCATTACTCCAAGTGGTTTGTATGTTTTCAGTTAAAGGTTTTAATACACCGTCCACAAACTGAGATATTCTAACCCAATTAACATAGTCTTGAGGTAAAACAAACCTTAATTGATTAGTAACGTCTAATTGAAGGATTTTTATTTCCTTCATTGCGTCATAGTTTAGTTCCTGTATTCCTCTTTTTGCGTGAAATAAAACTTGATAACGATTTATATTGTTTATCAATTCGTGATTCCCTTGATACATTAACATAAAATTGTTAACTATATCTGACAGTGAAACATACTGATAAGAACCCCAGTTTTGATCATTTGGATTGTTTCCAGAATTTTGATAATATGCGTAATCTGTAATGTAAGCCATAGTTTATTTTTTATTGTTGCTGAGCATTTTCTAAAACCTCTTGGTCTTTTCCAAAATCGTAAACATCTTGCTCTCTTATTTCTATTCCTATAAATTGACATATCTTATAAACCAATGTAGGCTCATCAGATAAAGGTAATTCAAAATCTTGATAATCAGCTTGAGTAGGGTCAAACAAAGGCTCTCCTGCTACTAATGAAGCATATGTCCAGTTAGGGTCAAGAGGATATCTGACGTACTGAGAAGTAAACTGACCTATTTTATTTACACTGTTAGGATACGCTTGAGCAACTAATGCATCTTGAGTATATGCAGGGTAATCAATAGTTGGTTGTGTTAGTATAGAGTTATTCAACAAAGTTATTTTAGCTTGAGATACTCTTTCAGCATCTACAATATCATTTGCAGAATATATATTATATGTTTTTCCCACAGCATTCCACACCAGCGCACCAGTCGTTGGAAAAACCAAAAGATTAGTTGCGCTAACAACTTGAGAAATTACTGTATTATAAACCACTCCTCCTGTAATAGTAGAAACTATATCTCCAGGCGATACTCCTGCTGCAATAAAATCTGCCGTAGTGTCGTTCACAGCCAAAGATGCACCATTTATTGATGTTGTAGTTCCTGCCGCTAACTCTTTTGTATATACCATCATTTTATTAATTAAATAATAGTCTGCTGGTAAAGTATAAAAATTAGTTAGAATACCGCCCTGCGGTGTTGTAGCGGTGTTTAATAAAGGCCCTAGTACATAAAATGTATCAATAACTTCAGCAAGCCCTTTAGTTATGTCAGCATATCCAGTTCCAGACTGTCTTAGGTTTTCTTGAGTTAATTGATTATTATACTGGTAAAAATAATTCTCAAACATATCAAGCTGAGCCTGTTTAGCATACAGGTTAAAATCTTGAGGAGAAATATATCCATAGTTGTTTTTATTAGCAATAGCTAACACCGTATTCCTTACATCATTTATAGGCATAACTTCTTGTTTTTACAAAGATAGCAAAAAAAAAAGAGGCTACTTTTTTTTGTAACCTCTCTTAATTTTGTTAGTAAATTTTGCTTATGCAGAATACTCAACTTCAATTTGGTTCACAGCTGTGATAACATATTTTGGTTGAAGAACATAAAACGGATTTGTCCAACTTGTTTGTAAAGCCATTTCAATAGCGTCTACAATACTGTTTAACTGCTCTTTAGTTTTAGCTGCGTCGGCTGCCGTAGTAGCAACAATTTCTACTCCTAAAACCTCAGACTCTCCAGTAGCTGTATGTCCTACAGTGTTGTAAAGAATGTTAACTTTTGTGTTCGCTCCTACTTCTACTCCAAGAATGTTTTTAATTGGAATTAAGTGGTAGGCATCACTTAGACTGATTTTTAAAAATTTTTCCATCGTTATAAAAAAAAATAAATGTTATATGAGATTATTCTCGTAACAAAGATAGCAAAAAAAAAGCCGCCTTTTTAGGCAGCTTATTCTTGTTGGTTAGTTTATTTATTACTATTCTTTAGTTTATTTTTTAATAATTTATAAACCTCAAGCCCTTCGTCGGATTGTAAAAAAGAACCTATAATATAATTAGGGTCTTCACCGTAAGGAATAGTTAGCATTTTCTTTTTATTATTAGGTAAGTTGTAATAAACATCTTTGTTTCCGTTTCTAAAAGAAATAAATCCAGACATAAAAAATTGATGAACTGTATCCATTAATTCTAACATAGGATCATTTATAGTGTCTATAAAATCCTCCGGTCTATTTTTTGCGTATAAAAGAATATCTCTTTTTAATTCTGGAACAGTCATTTTATCTACACCATTACCCATTAAAACTCTACAAACTGAAGTTAATCTAGCAACATCTTTTGTTATTTTTTTAGCTTCAAGCTGAGCCTCAAGCTCTAACTCTACCCACTCTAATTCTTCAGCAGCATCTCTTTCGCTGTTAATTTCTTCGAATACCATTCCGTTACTAGGGTGATAATGTAAGAATTGTTGTAAAGCTTGGTTTTGTTTCTCAACCATTAACATCCCATCTTCAAAAACTATTGGCTCTAATATAGCATTTCCATCTTGCTCATCCTCGAAAGGAGATTTTTGATTTCTTGCATATCGTAAAGGTCTGTTTATTCCCTGTTCTTCGTCAAAGTATAATAAAGGAGATCTAGATGAGTGTCTAGAAGCCAGCATATAAGAAAGTGGCTGATGGTCTTTTAAAAGCCTATAGGCTTTATTCTGGTATGTTTTTTTTTGATTTTTCATTATAATAAAATTTAATTTAATTTAAAAAATAATTACCCTCGTCATTACAACGAGGGTAAATATTACTACTTATTATGCATCTTGGAATAAGAAGAAGTTGTTTGCACCTAAAGTACATACAGCTCTTTCAGATAGGAAGTTTACTTCCATAGCATCAAGGTCTGTAGTTCTTGCACCACCAGCTGAACCAGTAATCCAAGTTTTGTAACGTCTATCTTCAGTTTCAGAAGCTCTGTATCGAACATGAAGGAAAGGACGCTTAGCATTCTTACCTAAGATTTGATCATATACAGTTGTAGAACCAGCTGGAACTAATAGTCCATTGATTGCACCTGCTTCAAGACCACCACGCATTGTTGGGTCATTTAAGTATTTCCAGTCAGACTTGTAAAAGTCATATCCTCTACGGAATCCTGTAAATCCTAAATTCAAGGCCATGTCTTTGTCATTATCAAACAATCCATAAGATGTTCCTCCAGCTCCATAAGAATTTTGCTGAGCTAACATATCATCAATGTCAAATGAAAATTGTCTGTTAACAAAAATCACATTTTCCTCAATAGCACCTTGCTTATCAAGACGCTGAATTACTTGGTCAAATTGAGATAATGCAACTGGGTTTCCACCTCCGAATACATTTCCTCTTGTAGACACACTGTAGAAAATACCGTCAGAACCAGAAAGGTTAGCTGCACCAGCACCAACACCTACTCCTTGTAAGAAGTCTGCTGCACCAGAAGCCGCTTCAGCAGGAACTGCTTCAACCATTGCTGTTTCTAGGTAATCTTCAAAACGTAGTCTTGTATCGTGTTCAGACTTTAAATACCATAAGTATCCACTTACTCCGTCTTCACCAGTCACTTCAATCCATCCAATCTGAGCCATATCAGAACCAGAAACACTGTATTTGTCTTTGATAATAATTGGCTTGTTGTCGAAAATAAAGTCATCAGCTTCGTTAGATCCTACCATTCCATTAGTTCCTTTTGCAAATTCAGAACCATAGATAAAGATATCACATGATGTTGCTGCCGCCATTGCTTGTCCAGCTGCTTCATAATAAGCTACTGTAAAAGTCCCTGGTGCTGCTGGGGTTGGAGCTACTTTTACAATCGCTTTGTTTTGTAGAGTAGATCCTGGTGTGTTGTCTGAAATCATAACTGTTTGTCCAACTCTCAATGAAGCTAAAATTCCAGAGTTAGCATTTAACTGTGGGTTAAAGTTTGCTGGGTTGTTTGCTCCTGCGCCTGGTGCTGCTCCAACTCCTGGAATAGTCCATGTGCCATCAACAGCTCCAGCTCCTTGAGCTGACTCACAGTTTTGATATTTAGTGTGTAATCTTCCTTGCTCAGCCCATTTAATAAGGTCAGAGTTAGAAGGCATTTCAGCGCCTACCATTCTTAAGAATGATGCTACTGATCGGTTTCCATAACGCTCAAATTCCTTTTCATAAGTATCTGGTAGGTACTGATTCAAGAAATCAAAGTTGTTAATGTAGTTTGTTGCTAGAGGAGTTTGCTGCGCACTTGGCTGCAAGTCAAATCCTGGTGTCAAATTTACTGCCATTTTTTAATTTTTAATTGTTTAACTTTTTTTAATACTTCTAATTTTGAGTCCTCTTCCATCGTTTCGGCTAGTGTTAGCCATTGGTCTAATTCTCATTCCGTCTTTTGTAACGGCTTGAGATGATTTTCTAACATCCATGTTTATGTTTTTAGATTTTCTAGAAACATTATCCACAGCGTCAGCCTTACCTTGTTCGTAAAAATGTTGAGCGAATTTATCTGGATTCATAGCGACTGAAAGTGCTTTGTGATAACCAGCAGCATCAGCCATTAATCCATCTTTATCCAAAAATTTATTAACGAAATTGTTAATGTTAGATTGAATATTTTTTAACTCTTCATTTGTACCAGGCTTAAACAACATTTTATTATCAGACACATCAAATTCAAAACCTTTGAAATCACTGTTAAACAATTTATTTGTTTTGTCTAAAAAATAATTGTACGTTTTTTTCTGCCTTTCCTCCGCGTTTTTGGATTCCTCAATGTAACTCTTATAAGCACTAAGATTTTTCTCTTGATCCTCAGAAAGTCCACCCCCACTTGACTCAAGCGGAGCTTTATACTTATCTTTGTATTCATTTAAAAACTTTTTTGCTTTCGCAAGTTCTCTTTTTTTATCTAATTTGATTTTCTTAATATCTTTAGGATCATCTAAATCTTCGTCAAAACTAAATTTATCCTCAATAATATCTTGAATATCTATAGCATCTAAACCGTCTTCGGTCATGCTATAATAATCAGATAGTATAGCATTTTCGTCCATTGAATCTATGTCTTTTTGCAATTTATAAAAGTCTTCGATTCCTCGTCCGGTTTCCTGCTTATACTTAAAATACGCCGACACATCTTCTGGTAATGGTTCATTTGCCTCTTTTTCCGCAAAAAGTTCATCAACAGAATTTATGTCTTTATCATATCTATTTTTAATATATGAAAGAACGTCTTCATCATTTAACTCTGATGAGGGAGTTTTTTGTTCTTCAGTTGAATTATTTTCAACCGGTGAAGGGTTATCTTCACTTAAATTTATTTTTTCAGTTTGAGGATCTTCTTTAACATTAGAATCTTCAAACTTTTCTTCGTGTTTTTTTAGTAATTCGTTTTCTACTTCAACACGAGATTTTTCTTCCTTTGATACTTCTTTTACTTTAAATTCCATTTGATTTTATTTTTTACAAAGTTAATATTTATTTATTTTTTTTGGCTTGTCTTTACCGTAGACATATTATCTTGGGTTAAACTCAGACAAGTCAAATCCATCTAAACTATCTTCGTTAGATTCGAAATTAATTGAAGGTAAATTTCTTTTTCTTTGCTCAATCATTTTTGATTGATTTGTAGATTGTTGATTTATTCTTTTATTTTTTTCTGCTTCTCTATTTTTTTCTCTACTGTCTATTTGAGATTGCTCCATGCCTTTAAGTTGCATTTGGTAACTAAACTCTTCAGCCATAAGCTTTTGTTTTAGCTGAGCCTCCATTTGCATTTTCTGCATCTGCATTTGATTCTCAACTGTTATCAATTCCATTTTTACAGCACTTTCTTGTTGCTGAATATCCATAGCTTGCTGAGCCGCTGCTTGCTGTTGTTGCATTTGCATTTGAGCTTGCATTTCTTGCTGCTGCATTTGCATCTGCTGCTCCCTGTCTTGCTTTTGCTTACGCTTTAATTTAAGAAGCTGATTAGCCATTTTTAGATTATGTATTTCTCTAATGTCTATTGCATCTTCTAAGCTTATATTTTCTTTAGATAAAGCCATTTGAATGTTTTGTTCCAACATTGCTTTTTCCTCTTCGTCTGGTGACATTTCGATAAAAATACCAAAGTCATATAGATAAAGATTTTTTATATCCTCGAGTAATGCTAAGTTGTATTTACCAATTTGCATCGCAAACTCATCTTTAAAATCCGCATACTCTAACACATCCGCTGTTCTTATCGATAAACATTCAGCTATAGTTTTTGTTATATATAAACTTGCTTGAAGAATATGTCTAGTAGCTGTATTACTATTTAATGCTGCTAATTTCTGAACACCAACCAAAGAATTAGGATCTGGTGTTGATCCATCTCTAGCCTCATTAAGCCCAGTTACAGACCTTATCATATCTAAATAGTGATTATAATTACCTATAAG